TCTGAAAGAGAGCAGGTCAAAGTGACGGTGCAGGTCAGAGAGAAAGAGGCAGCAGCTTGAAAAAGAGAAAAAGAAACGGGCGACCGTTGGCAGCAGTCGTCCGTTTCAATCGTGCTTTTGTGTCATTTGTTCTAACAAGTCTATTATAGCAAATCTGACACCAAAGCACAAGCAGAAAATCATGAAAAAAGCCTCATTTTTCAAGGAATTTCAAGGTTTTTAGCGTCCTTGTAATAGATAGTAACAAGTCTGCGAAAACCTATGAACAGGGATATGAGGCAGGTGTGACGGGAGTGTGTCAGATGGAGCGGAAAGGACAGGAAAGAAAGAAGAAAAAGAGGGGGATGCAGTTCATCCCGTATGACTATGAGGCAGCATATAACAAAGCCATTGCAGACTTGAATGAGTGGTTTGTAGAGCAGATGTTCTCCCACGGGAAAAAGATGGTGTATGCCCTCAAAGAGATAACAGCAGGAGAACAGTTTGAAATTGAGATATACCCGCAGTTCCAGAAAATGGATGATGTACCCAAAGAGGGGCAGAGGATTGTCAAGGATAACAGCAAGGCACAAAAGAATCTGAATGATAAAAATGCAAGAAAGTATGTGGAACGGCTAATCAATCAGAATTTCGGCGACCGTGATATTTGGTTGACGCTGACCTATGATGATGACCACCTCCCTCCGGAGGGAGACATCGACGCAGCAATCAAGAATATGCAGAACTACATCCGGAGAGTGAACTATCAGAGAAAAAAGAGGGGATTGCCGAACGCAAAGTATGTCTATGTGACAGAGTACAACGAGGAGGCAGAAATCCGGTGGCATCATCACATTGTCATGGATGGTGCGCTTGACATGGATGTGGTTGAAAAATGTTGGAATCAGTCAAGCCGGAATGAGGTGAGGAGGCTGCAAAAGGATGAAAACGGTCTCACCGGAATGTCAAGGTACATGGTCAAGGAAAAGAAACGCATCAAGTCAGAAAAACGGTGGAATAGTTCTCAAGGGCTGCAAGACCCGAACATCAAAATCGTTCATTCAAAGCAGCAGGAGAGGGGCAAGGGAAGCTATAAGCCGATAGGGAAATACGTTGACGGCATGGTCAAGAATCAAGATACCATTCGGGAAGTGCTTGCGGGTTGGTATCCGGAATTTGATTTCACGGATGCGGGCGTTTATTATAACGATTTCAATTATATGTTCTACATACACGCAAGAATGAGGAGAAAAAAGGACAATGAAAAGACGACAGAGGAAAAGGCGAGAGCGCATCCGGATGATTCTGCTTTTGATAGTGGTGGCAACGACCGTCCTCATGCTCACGGCAGCAGCGGGGAGGGAGAGGGCAGGTGAGGACAATCGGGCAGCTTTTCCGGAGGTTTTTGTGGATGTTTAAAGTCAAGGATTGCCGTCATGTCTGCCTGTTCTGCAAATATTATCATGTTTGCACCGCAGACGGGGCAACGGAGAGGAGTGAAAAAGAAATGAATATGAAATACGCATTGAGGAGCGAAGACACGGAGCAGATTGCAGTCATCCAGTGGTCAGAGTATAACATGAACCATTTTCCAGAGTTGAAATGGTTGCATCATTGCCCAAACGGGGGTAGCAGGAACAAACTTGAGGCAGTCAAATTGAAACAGATGGGCGTGAAAGCGGGTGTCTCCGATTTGATTCTCCCGTACCCGAAAGGAAGTTACTGCGGGCTTTACATTGAAATGAAATACGGGGATAACGCACGGACGCAGAAACAAAAAGAGTTTCTTGAGGAAATGGCAGAGGTGGGGCATTTTGTCGCAACATGCTATTCAGCAGAGGAGGCAATCAGCGTCATCACGGAATATTTGAATCTTGCAGACCGGAATCACAGAGAGCGGAATTTAAGAATGAATATCCCAAACAACAGCATCATCAAGAATGGCAAGGTTAAGAGAGGAGATGGAGCGGGTGACAAAGTGGCAGAGGATTGAAAAGCAGTCCAAAAAGTTGAAACGGTTTCTCAAGAAATGCACGGTAGCAGTCAGACAAAACAAATTCGGGTTCAAGCCTCCGATTGTGAACGGTTTCGGTCAGTGTTCCGGATGCTACAATCCGGATGACGGGCAGATGGAGCAGGATTGCAGGGCATGTCCGTATAACGAGTATTTCACGGAGGGAGTAACAGCACGATGAAAAAAGCATTGACGGCAGCAGGTGTCATCACACTGGGGGCGTTCGTTATGTTCGGGATTCTGCTTTATAGGGTCGGGGAGAGTATGGCATACATGCACCGATGCGGATGTCACGAAAGAGATTATTGATTGAGAGAGAACAGGAGGAAACAACATGAAAATTATTGCAGTAATGTCACCAAAGGGAGGAATCGGAAAGACCACAACAGCGGATTCTGTTGCGTACATATTGGGCGAGGAGTACGGGAAACGTGTGCTTGTGATTGACGGAGACCCGCAGGGAGACACATCAAAGACATTCGGCGCATATGAGCCGGAGGGAATCGGGTTGAGTGAATTGCTTGAGCGTCATGTCAATGTTGGGGGAGATTACCGGACATCGGAACTCATTCAGACAACACGCTATGAACACATTGACATCATTCCGGCGAATGGCTATCTCATGCGGACAGACATGAATCTCATGCTCAAGCAGGAGGAGAACCAAGTCACGAGGCTGCGGGATGTGCTTGAGGAGGTATCGGGTGCATACGACTATTGTATTTGTGATTGTGGGAGACTGCTTGACATGGTGGTCATTAACATTTTGTTGTCTGCATCACTTGTAATTGCGCCCGTAAAGGTCGGAGGATATGAAAACGAGGCTCTCCATAATCTTGAGGAGCAGATCGAGGACTTGAGGGGCATCAATCCGGATTTGAGGATAAAAGCTGTCATGACCATGCGCCAGAAAAACAAGACCTCCCTTGAGGTCGAGGAATGGTTGAAAACATCCTCCGGTTTCGATGTGTTCGAGACACCGATTCGACGGTCTATCATGGCAGAAAAGGCGAGCATGGCAATGAAACCATTACCGGAGTTTTCACGGCGGGGAATCATCTCACAGGACTATCGGAACATGGTTGAGGAACTCGTGAGGGAGGTGTGAGCATGGCGGGATTCACGGCAAAACACAAAAAAGGGCGAGTGAATTTTACATATAGCGGAGATTTACAGGAGTGCATTGACAAAGCTGAAAAGGAACTTGAGACCAAAGAGGGAAGTCAAGAACGGGTTTTCCTCATGTGGCAGTATGAGCGGGCAAAGAAAGCACTTGACACCTACAACCGGAGAATCGAGGACTTGAAAAGTTTTATTCCTTTAGCAAAAGAAGAACTCGAACGGAAAAAGCAGGAGGCAGCAGGACATGAAAAAGACATATAAAATATTAGACCTTTTCTGCAAGGCAGGGGGAGCAGGAGAGGGGTATCATCGAGCGGGATTCGAGGTTGTGGGGGTCGATATTGTCGAACAACCGAACTATCCGTTTGAGTTCGTCTGCATGGATGCAATCGAATATTTAAGTACGCATGACCTGTCGGAGTTTGATGCGATTCACGCATCGCCACCATGCCAAGCACATACAAAAGCAAAGGCATTGTCAAAGGGCAGGAACAACGGAAAATATGGTCATCACCTCGATTTCATCCCGCAGACAAGGGAAATTCTCTTGAAAATCGGGAAACCGTTCATCATCGAGAATGTGGACGGAGCACCGCTTATCAATCCGATTGCATTGTACGGGTCACAGTTCAAAAATCTGTATACGCAGAGGAAACGGCTTTTCGAGAGCAACATTGAACTCCGGACACCGGACACGCCAATGGTGCAGAAAAAGACACCGACCGCAGGAAACGGGTTCGGTGAGGATGGGTTCATTGCTATATGCGGGAGTGGAGGCGTGAGAGGGATGAACAGCAGACAGATTCCTTTATACTGGGGGTTCGCCCTGGGCGGGATTGACTGGATGACGAGAGCAGAACTTGCAGAGGCAATCCCTCCGGCATATACGGAATTTTTGGGGAAACAGTTGATTGAATACATAAAAGAACAGGAGGCAGCAGGACATGGGAAATAACATAAGCACTGCACCGTGTAGATTCTGCGGACAGATGGTGCAGATTGAGGCAGATGGGAAACTGACAAAGCCACAGGCAGAGGAAAAGGCGACAATGTCCTGCACCTGTCCGGAGGCGGTCGAGTATCAGAAAGAAAAGCAGCGGAAAGAAAAGGCGTTGAAAAATGTTTCCGTCCTTTTCGGTGAGGATGCTGCACCGGAGAAAAGAATCGGTGAGGGGATTGTGAGCATCCTGCGGGCAGCAGTCGAGGAGATATATTCGGGAGGGCTTGCAAAGGTCACTTTAAACCTACGGGGGGGAGTGAAAGCCTCTATTTCACAGAATAGCAAAGGCGAGATAAACGTCGAACGGACAGAGACCAAAAAGCAAAAACTGACAGAATAAAGGGTGATGGAGCGTGACAGAGAGGGAAATCTGCTGCATGTATCGGGATGCAAGAAATCAGAATACGCAGTTGCAAATATTAGCAGAGTTGAACGATGTGAGCCGGAATGAGATAATCAGAATTTTGGTCAAAAACGGTGAAAAGCTACCCTCTCGTGCTATCAATCAGTTATATAAGCGGTTGGACGTTTTGGAGGCTCAAATTTCCGAGAGGGAAAAGGAATATCGTGAGATTGTGCGGGCGTTGAAAGGGGATGACAAATAATGAGCATAGACAAAAGACCGAGGAGGCAGGACGGTTCGCTATATCCACCATGCGAAACATGCGGAATATTGCCGGATATGTGCAAAGGATTCTGTATTTTTCAAAGGATAGCGAAAGAAGAAGAGCAGGAATTGAACAGGAGGACAGAAAAAAATGTTGTTACACACAGGCTTGAGAGATAAAAATGGAAAACTAATCAAAATCGGCGATAAAGTAAAGCTGATTCTTGAGGATGGAGAGGAAAGGATTTTCGATGTGTGCCTCAAGACGGTGCAGAGGATAGTGAAAAGTCATCCGGATTTTGACGAGGAGTTCGCAAAGGTGAACATCACGGGCGTTGTCTTTAGTTGGGAGGGTTATGATTTATTCCCGTGCATAGACGGAAACGGAGTTCCGGACAATGAAAAAATGGAGATTGTCAAGAGCATGGATGTAAAAAGGCAAATCTACATTTTTCAACTTGATGAATATTCGTGGTATGCAGCACATAGTATCATGGAATTTCTGAACTGGTATCACGAGAATGTTGACAGCATAGAGATTCCGGAAGATATTGCAGGAATAACAATGATTGAACCGGAGGACGGTTCAATGTGGAGCAATACGAACATCACGCAGGAGGATATTGATACACTGGGAGATTATGACGAGCATTGCGGAGGAGGAATCGGGGACCTCAAGAGAATGTCGGACGGGGAAATCTACAAGATGCAGACGTTCGCCGACGTACTGGGAGACGAGGACATCAAAGAACCATATGAAATAGCATCAACAGAATGGTGAGGTGATTTCGATGAAATATGAACCATGTAGCAGTTGCGGGGGAGAAGTAGTTGACGGAGAACCTCATTTCATTCCTTTAGGAACTGACAACGTGTTGAAAATAATTGACCAAGAGTGCAAAGGTTGCGGAGCGGTCATCATAGGAGAACATCAAAAAATGGAAGTCATCAAAAACCAAAAAGTGCATGATGAATTAGTCGAACTATTGAGCAACCATATAAAAAGATAAGCAGGAGGAAAGAGCATGGCAACGGGATTCAGCGTTATGGACGCATTAAACAAAAATAGCAAGGCGGGCATCGAGGAGACACCGAAAGCGAGATTTCGCACGAAAGACATTTCGATTTTCAAGATGTACCGGAATGAAATGAACTTTTACAGTATAGCAGCGATTGAGGAACTTGCGGGAGACATTCTGACATTCGGTCTCAAGCAGAATCTTGAGTTAGTATATGAGCCGTGCGAAAAGGGCGAATATAGGATTGTTGCAGGGGAGAGGCGGTGGCTTGCCCTCAAACACCTTGTCTCAAAGGGTTATAAAGAGTTTGAAATGGCAACAAGTAAGCTGACCACACCGCAGGATGCAGACGAGGAGCAGGTCGAGATCATCATTGCGAACGCATACCGGAATAAAAGCGTCGCAGACATGATCGAGGAGGAAAAGCGTCTCAAGGAATCACTGGAAAAGATGAAAGCAGCAGGAAAGCAGATAAAAGGATATGACCTCACCTCCGGTCGGTTGCGGGATGTCATTGCCTCAATGCTGCACATGTCAAAGACAAAGGTTGCACAGATTGAATCAGTCAACAACAATCTGATTCCGGAATTTAAGGAAGAATTGAAAAGCGAACGCCTCACGTTTTCCGCTGCCTATGAATTGTCCGGAATGTCCGAACAGGAGCAGCAGGACGCACTTGAGAGATTCAAGGAATCCGGCGAACTCTCCCATAAGGATATAAAGACCATGAAAGGGGAAAAGACGGGGCAGCAGGACGCACAGAAACCCACCGGAGAGGGCGCAGAGACCGCCACAGAGGGGCAGAACGGGTCAGAGCCGGAAAAGAGTACACCGGAGACCGAAACGGGCGAAAATGGGGCGAATACAGAGACGCAGGAGGGCAGTGAGGAGCATCCGGCAGCAGGTGACGAATATCAGACACCGCATCCGGAGGGAATCACCTCATTGTGCTATTCCTGCACAGAATATGAGACTTGCAACGTAAAGACCGGAACGTGTACAAAGTGCGACCAGCACAAGAACCGAGCAGAGGCATATAAGACCGAAGGACAGAGATATTCCGAGGAGCAGGACAAAATCGACAAAGAGACCGCAAAGAAACTCCGTGAAAAGGCAGACGAGGAGCGGATGAACAATATTCCCTCTGCATCCGGAGAAAGCGGTCAGAAAGTGCATCAGATAAGACTGGGAGAATCGTTTTTCGAGGACGCTTGCAGCAATATCAAGAGTTTTGAACTCCGGAAAAATGACAGGGGCTATAAAAAGGGCGACATCCTTGAGTTGATGGAATTTGCAGACGGCAGGAACACCGGACGCATGGTGAGAAAACTGGTGACGTATATCCTTGAGGACTACACCGGACTTGAGGAGGGATTCTGTATCATGGCGACATCGCTTGTCGATAAGGACGGAGAACCGCTGCAAAATGCGAATTTGGGGCAGATATGCGCCGACTTAAAGGCAAACGGCGACGGGTACATCGAGGGAGGCGAGGAGTACATCTTGATTGACAAGGCAGTGAGCATCGTGAGGGATGGTGGCAGGGAATGACGTGGCAGCAGTTCAGAGAGGAGTGGGTGAGGCTCAATGTGTGTAAATTCTGCAAAGGGTCTCACATGCACACCTGTTCATCATATCAGTACAAGCCCGCAGTCGAGAAAGCGGAGGAATATTTTGAAACGGTGATAGCACAGGAGGAAATAAGGACAATGAAAAGGAAGTATGTCACAGACTTGCGCCCGTGGTTCACGGAAAGTCTGAAAATGAGTAATATCGTGACTGGGGTGTGGCTAATATCAGACGACAAGAAAAAGCAGCTTATTGTTAAATTCAATGAGGAAATGTCGGGAATGGAGCGAATGGCATATCTCCGTTGTATCGGTCAAAGCCTCATGACGATGGCAGCGACGGAGGATGCAAAAGAGGGCGGGGAAAGCGGGTTCGGAAATCTTATGGATATGATGCAGTTGCGGGAATGGAGAAAAGAGGACGAGGAGACTATTAGAGACGGGATTCCTCATGATATGGGCGAGGAGGCAGCAGGACAATGATTGAAAAGGGATTTTATAACATGGATTGCATGGATGCAATGAAAGAGTTTCCGGATAATTTTTTTGATATTGCAGTTGTAGACCCGCCATATGGAATCGGCATCACAGAAAGCGGACGATTAAAAAAATATAATGCAGGAAAAAAGAGGTGGGATGACAATATACCATCTCCGGAATACTTCAAGGAATTATTTCGGATTGCAAAAAATTCAATTATATGGGGAGGGAATTACTTTGACCTGCCACCAACAAAATGTTTTTTAATTTGGGATAAAAAACAACCGGAGGCGGTGTCTTTTGCGAGTGCGGAATATGCGTGGACGGATATGGATGGAGTAGCAAAAACGTTTTATTATTCGCCGATGAATCAAAGCGAAAAGAGGATTCATCCGACGCAAAAACCACGGGAATTATATGACTGGATATTTGCAAAATATACCGAGCGAGGAATGAAATTTCTTGATACACATGTGGGAAGTGGGAGCAGTTTGATTTCTGCTCATTATGCAGGATTAGAAAGTTGGGGATTTGAAATTGATGCAGAGTTTTATGAAAGAGCATCAGAACGAATCAAGTACAGTACGGCGCAGATGAGTATATTTGATATTTTATAAAAAAGGAGGCAGCAGGACAATGAATAAAAGTGCAATAAAAGCAGTGTTTACCAATGCAAAGGCAGTCGGGGCAAGATATATCGGCGTAAGAGTTAAAACAAAGGGCAGCAGTCAACCGGAAATCATTATCAATCCGAAAGAGAACTTTGACGAAAAACTCAACTATTACATGAGCGCATATGATGATGATTTGATTCTGATTTCTGCAAAAGGAAAGAAAGACATCCGAATCACGGGCATTGCACAGGGGAACACATTTGAGGATATTGAATATCAGTTGATGTCCGTGGGAGTTGGATGGAAAAAGCCGATTTCAGATGCAATCGACAAATCCTATAATAAAATGATTGCAGCGACACCGCCACAGACAGAGGAGGAAAGGCTGCAATGTGAGACCATGAAAGAGGCGGTCAAAGGAATGTTTCTCACTGCGAGCAGGTCGGCAGCGGAGGCGAGGTTCATATTTGACAATATCGAGAAGTATGAGGAGATTTTCGACATCTGCATGAATGGTGATGAAATGGCGTTCAAAAAAGGCTTGATGGAATTACAGAGGATGCAGAATGAGCATATTTTGAAAGAAGAAAGCGACGAATAAAGGAATAGCAGCGGAAACGGAGGAATCGGCGTGAAAGAGGAAAGAGAACAGACGGTCATCGACAAGACATATCTATATCTTGAGAATTACCGTGAAATGGAGCGGTATATTAATGATGCGGTGTCGGAGGTGTCGCAGATTCCGGATGCGGGCAGATATAACATATCAGCAGAGCGGGCGTTCCTGCAATCAATAAGGGAGTGCAGGGCAGAGACGGTCATCCTGTTTGAACATTTGAAAAAGGCTCTTGCATCGCTGAAAGAGGATGCAGAGGCAGCAGGTGAGGCGTACAAATATGAGGCACTTGAGGCGGTATATATAAAGGGAATGTCATACGAGGATGTTGTCAGAGAGACCGGATGCGGAAAGAACTCTCCAAAGAAGTGGTGCAAGGCAATGATTCCGAGGTTGGCGATAAAGTTATTCGGTGCGAAAGCGTTGGAAAATGACACAAATTGCATTGAAAATAAAAACAATTTGAACAAAACGGGGTGAAAAGCGAGTGAAAACAGGGTGAAAATGGGGGTAAAAAGTGGGTGAACACAAGGGGATTCAAATGTGTTATTGTGATAGGGTGAACAGTTGAGACGAGCGATTGCAGAGATGCAGTCGCTTTTTTCTTGCCTGTTCGCCCTCCTGTTATATGCGGGCAGCAGGGCGCAGTGATGCGGTCTATTGCCCGCCTCTCAAAAGCAGATAGCAGGAGCAGGAACAAAGGGAGGAGGATGGATGATGCTGCTGAAATCATGCAGATGTGGAAAGCTAATTCCTCAATCAATAAAGATGTGTGAAGAATGTGAGCGGAGGCAGCAGTCAAGGTATGTGGTGTATAACAACACACGCAGAGACCAGAGGGCAGCAGAGTTCTATATATCAAAGGAGTGGCGGGCATTGCGTCCGGTCATCATGAGTGTATATGACCATGTGGATATATACGCATTGTATGTCCTGCATGAATTGAAAACGCTTGAGGAATCCGACCCGATACATCACATCGTGGAAATCGAGGAGGACTGGGAGCAGAGGTTGAACCCTCTGAACTTGATACCGCTCAAGCACGAGACACACAGCACCATCACAGCACTATATAAACAGAGCAACGCAAGCATGAAAGCAACACAGAAACGGTTGAGGTCACTGATTGAATACCATTTCCGAGAGGCAGGGGGCTATGAAAAAGTTTTGAGTGATGCTTTTCTAGTCACGCCCCCTTTTTTCCTTGGAGAAAACTCCCCACGGAAATTTCAGTAAACGGGGTACGACGGAAAAGGTGTCAGAATGTGACACGAAACCGCTGAACACTAGACGGAAAGGGGGTTGACGTTGCGATGGCAGGACAGAGACAGCCCACGGACATAGTGGTCATGAAAGGGAAAAAACACCTCACAAAAGCAGAGATTGAGGCGAGGAAAAACGCCGAGGTCGTCGCACCGAATGACAAAGTCAAGCCTCCGTCATATCTAACGCCGGAACTCAAAAAGAAGTTCCGGAAACTTGCGAAAGAACTGCTTGAAATCAAGCTGATTGCGAATGTTGATTGTGATGCGCTTGCGAGGTTGCTGATTGCACAGGAGCAATATCTTGAAATCACGGCGCAGATAAGGAAAACGCCGTTGATGTTGGATGTTCCGGTTTATGAGACGCAGACAAATCCGTACACGGGGGAAAAAGAGCAGGTGCAGGTCGGAACACGGCAGGTCGTGAACGGGGAGCGTGAGCGTCTCATGATAATACAAGACCGCTGCATGAAACAGTGTCGGCAGGGGGCAAGTGATTTCGGGATGACAGTGTCGAGCCGTTGCCGTTTGGCCGTTCCGAGAGTGGATAAAGAAAAACCGGAAAACAAGTTCAGCAAATACGCTAACGCATAATGGCAAAAGCGGAGCGCATCACCGACCGATGCACACAATACGCCCTTGATGTCACAGAGGGGCGAATCATAGCCGGAGAACTTGTCAGACTGGCATGTCAGAGGCATCTTGACGACCTTGAAAAGTCAAAGGCTGCACCGTACAAATATTATTTTGACGCCACACAGTCCGAGAAAATTATCAATTTTGCAGAGGAACTCACCATTGCGGAGGGCGAGGAGCAGGAAAGCGTCACGGCGTACCCGTTCCAGTGCTTCATTTTAGGCTCAATCAACGGGTGGAGGACGAAAGAAAAGTCATACAGACGGTTCAGAACATCCTACATACAGTTGGGGAGGCAGAACGGAAAGTCGTTCATCAATGGAATTTTGGCTACATATTACGGCAATTTTGACGGCTACAAGTACGGGAAAATATATTGCACTGCTACAAAGCAAGACCAAGCGAACATTGTCTTTGATGAAATCGTTAAATTCATCAATTCCGACGAGGATTTGTCGGAGTGGTTCAGAGTACACGAGCATAACCACACAATAGACTGCCTGTTCACTCATTCGGAAATAAAAGCCCTGTCCGGAGACACCAAGTCACTGGACGGACACCGTGCGTATTTGGGAATCGTTGACGAGTACCACGCACACAAGACAAATCAGATGTACAAACTGCTTGAGGGCGGAATCAAAAAACTCAAGTCGGCACTGATTTCAGTCATAACAACGGCGGGATTCGATTTGAAATCGCCCTGTTACAAATTATATGAATACTGCTGCAATCTTTTGAGAGGCGTGTTCGAGAATGACAGTCAGTTCGTCTATATCGCACAGATGGACACGGAGGATGACTGGTACACTCCGGAAAACTGGATAAAGGCGAACCCGATTCTTGAGTTTGATGCGGATGCGGTCGAGAACCTCATTCCGGTCGCACATACCGCCAGTGACATGGGCGGGGAGGATTTGCGGGATTTCCTTGTAAAGCAGCTTGACATGTGGATGCAGTGGTCAAATTCCATGTACATCAAGGAGATTGCAAAGTGGAAGATGTGCGCCGTTCTGAAATCGCTGAAAGATTTCAAAGGCTCAAAATGCTATGTCGGGGTTGACCTGTCATCCGGAGGGGATTTGACCTCAATCGCAATCATCATCCCGCACATGGTCGGCGATGTGAAAAAGTATTTTGTACATACACATTCATTCATCCCGAAATCACGGGTTGATGACCATATCAAGACTGACAAGGTTCCGTATGATTTATGGATTGAAAAGGGTCTGGTGACAGTCACGGAAACACTGGGAGGAATCAAGACAGATTATAAATACATCATCAAATATCTTGAGGAACTCGTGAAAGAGCATGATTTGAAACCGCAGTTGATTTGTTATGACCCGCACAATGCATCGGCATTCCTGTCAGACCTTGAGGCGTTGGGGTTTGATTCCGTATCAGTGACACAGACGGCGAAAGAGTTGAACGATGCGACCGTCGATTTCAGACTGGAAATTCTTGCGGGCAATGTTGAGATTGAGGGCGTTGAGGTCGGAAAGGGAGACAAAAAGAAAGTCGTTCCGTTCGATGAACTGTTGACATGGTCAATCGCAAACGCAAAGACCATTTCCAACAATTACGGGGAAATCAAGATTGACAAGGACATCACGACAGACCGTATCGACCCGATTGACGCAATCATCGACGCATGGAAAGCAGCAATGAAAGAAGAATACAAGCCGGACATCAACGAATCCGTGAATGATTGGCTTGAACAATATAAGAAATATATGAAAGGTGGTGAATAGAAAATGAATCCGTTCCAGAGGCTTGCAAGCCGTTTTGTGAACTGGTGGAGGGGCGCACCGGAGGACAGCGGAGGCATGAGGACGTTGAACTCAACATCGTTCCTTGAATCGTTAGGGCTGTACCGGAGGAGGAAACCGACATCAGAGGTGACATATTTCACATGCCTCAAGATGCTATCGGAGACGCTTGCGAAAATGCCTATCAAATACTATCAGAAAACGGACAGAGGAATCGTGGAGGCAGAGCAGACGGAAACGTCAAAGCTGCTGACAAAGAGACCGAACCCATTCATGACACCGACAACATTTTGGAATACGGTTGAAATCAACCGCAACCATTACGGGAACGCCTATGTCTACATGAGGAAAAAGTTTGTCCGGCAGCGGTACGGTGGAAAGTTCCGAATCATTGACTTATGGGTGATGCAGTCAAATTGTGTGCAGATAGTTGTCGATGATGCGGGAATATTTGCAGGGGTGGGGCGTTTGTGGTACGTCTACACAGACCCGACATCCGGCAGACAGTACATTTTCAGCACCGACGAGGTGATGCACTTCAAAACATCATTCAGTTTTGACGGAATCACCGGACTGCCCGTGCAGCAGATTTTGAAAGACACGGTGAGCGGGGCATCAGCATCGCAGGATTTCATGAACAAAATGTATGAGAGCGGGTTGACAGCGAAAGCAACACTTGAATATACGGGTGAACTGAATGAGGGGGCGAGAGAGGCTCTCCGGCAATCGTTCGAGGAGTTTGGCAGCGGGGCGAAGAACGTCGGGAAAATCCTGCCCGTTCCGTTGGGGATGAAACTCACGCCTCTTGACATCAAGCTGACAGATTCGCAGTTCTTTGAATTGAAAAAATATACAGCTTTACAGATTGCAGCAGCGTTCGGAGTAAAACCGAATCAGATAAACGACTATTCAAAATCGTCATATGCAAACAGTGAAATGCAGCAGTTGTCTTTCTATGTTGACACGGAGTTATTCATCATCAAGCAGTATGAGGAAGAAATCAACTATAAGATGGCGACGGAGGAGGAGCAGGACGGGGGTTTTTATTACAAGTACAACGAAAAGGTGCTTTTCCGGACAGATTCAAAGACACAAATGGAATATCTCAAGAATGGCGTGGGAGGTTCGATCATAAAGCCAAACGAGGCGAGGAGAAAACTTGACATGCCGGACGCAGAGGGTGGCGATGAACTGCTTGCAAATGGCAGCATCGTTCCGCTGACTATGGCGGGGGCAGCATATCAAAAAGGCGGTCAGGCAGAGGAAACCGTCGAACCGGAGCAGCCGGAAGAAAATGAACCGGACACGGGTCAGCAGGAAACAGAGGAAAACCAAGAACCGGACGAGACCGACGAGGAGCAGGATGGGGAAGAACAGGGAGGAGGAGAGTGAAATGGCACTCAAAAAGCGGTTTGATTTCACAAAAAAGAATAAACGCACAGGAAAGACAGAAAAAGTCGGGTATTTAGATTTCGCAGAGAATGAGGAGCAGGGCAGATGTTCCTTGTATTTTTACGGCGACATTGTATCAGCAACATGGCAGTCGATGTGGTATGAGGATGATAAATGCCCGCAGGACATCGCAGATTTTCTCAATCAGTTGGATGGATATGAGGATGTTGACATTTATTTCAATTCCGGAGGCGGTGACGTATTCGCAGGACTGGCAATCTATAACCAGTTAAAACGGTATAGCGGACACAAGGTCGGATATGTAGACGGAATGGCAGCATCAATCGCATCGGTCATCATGTTTGCGTGTGATGAACTGCATTTTGCGACGGGCGCACAGGCGATGATCCACAAGCCCTTGTGTATCACGATCGGAAATGCAGACGACCACAAAGAATCCATAAAACAGTTGGATTTGTGTGAGGATTCCATTCTTGACATTTATGAGCAGCATACGAAAGACGGTGTCACGAGGGATAAGCTAAAGGCTCTCATGGCAGCGGAAACGTGGTTCAACGGAGAGAAACTTGCAGAGTATTTCGATGTTGAGATTGAGGAGCGGGCAGCAGTCGCAGCGTGTGCGTCGGATTTCTTTGACAGGTACACGAATGTTCCAGAGGAACTGGGCGAAAGCAGCACAGGAGACATCGTCGATGCGGTGATCGCAGAGATGGAGAACCGTGAAAAGCAGAGAATCGAGGCAAAAAAGCAGGAGATTCTTGCGGATTTAGATTTGTATGGGATTTAAAAGAGAGGAGAAAAAAATGAACAGAGAATTGCAGAAACTTTTGAGGCAGATCAATAACAAAAAGAATGAGGTCAAGAGCCTTGTCAATGACGGAAAACTTGACAAAGCGACAGCAGCGAAAGAGGAACTTAAGGAACTGCAGGCAAAGTTTGACATACTGTTTGATCTGGACGAGGAGGAACACGAAGAGATCACCGACAAAGTCGAAAAGGGAACGGCAAAGGTCGTCGGCGGTGAAAAGGCTGACAAAAAGAACCTTGTCAAGTCTTTCGTCAATATCATCAAAGCCGGATTCCTGCATGTAGAGCCGGACGAGGCAGACGTGAAAGTCTACAAGGACGCACTGACATCCGATGCAACGCCGAACGATGACGGGCAGCAGGGCATCGGCGTGACGATTCCGGAGGACATTAGAACGGACATCATCGAATTGCGCCGTTCCTCCGACAACCTTGAGCAGTATGTCAATGTGGAGGGCGTGACAACAAAGACAGGCACGAGGAATATTGAGGTCGATGCGGAATCCACGCCGTTTGACAATGTGGACGAGGCGAAAGATTTTCCGGATATGGATGAACCCGTTTTCGAGCCTATCGAATACAAGGTCAAGAAAAAGGGTGGCATCCTCAAGATGACCGCCGAACTGCTTGAGGACACGGCAGCCAACATCATGGCAAATATCAACAAATGGATTGCCAAAAAGACAAAGGCGACCCGCAATGCGATGATTCTGAAAGTACTGAACACGATGACAGCGGGGAAAGAGGTGGTTGTCTCCAATCTTGACAGCCTAAAGGATATTTTTAATGAGCAGCTTGACCCTGCAATCGCAGCAACATCCATCGTCATCACGAACCAGAGCGGTTTCAATTTCCTTGACAAGCTGAAAGATTCGGACGGCAACTATATCTTGCAGAAAGACCCGACGCTGCAGACAAAGGGAAAACTGCTTTTCGGGGAATATCCGATTGTGAAACTGTCAAAAAAGACGCTGAAATCCACGCCGATTCTTGCAGCGGACGGGGAGACGGTCACGGGCTACAAGCATCCCGTTTTCTGCGGTGACTTGAAAGAGGCAATCACTCTCTTTGACCGGAACGTGCTGACCATCGACCTCAATGATAAAGGTGCGGGGTTGTGGGAAAAGGACATGACCGGAATCAAGGTGAGAGACCGTTTCGATGTGCAGCCCGTTGACAAGGGGGCAGTCATCAAGGGCGAAATCACCGAGGTCGTAAACGGGTAGGAATGAGCGGGGCGGGATGACCGCCCCTGCATGAAAGCAGGTGAGGGCATGACGGACGAGGAAAAAAAGGAATACATGTCTGCACTTGTGGAGCAGACAAAGAAATATTGCCGGATTGATTATGATGATGACGAGGACATCGTGGAAACGATTATAGAGACAGTCTTTGAAAAGTTAAAAGAACTCATACCGAATTTCAATCCTTATGCGATGACAAGCCGACAGAGGCTATTGACCATGATATTTGTCAAAGACCAGTACGACCATCCGGACGCATATCAAGGGAACGACAAGAAATTATCAAATGCGGTCTCCTCAATGCTGCTCAATGAAATGTATGGGGGAGGCAGCGCATGACCGGACGGATAAAAGTGATAAGGAAAAAGACAGAGGTTATTGACGGCAGGAGGCAGCAGGTGTCGTCGGTGTTCTATGAATGTTGGTGCGATGTTCAAGACCTTGCGACGAATGAAAAATACACTGCATTGCAGACCGGACTTGAGAACACGATTGTTTTCAAAGTGCGGAACTGTAAAAAGATAGAGGAAATCAGACTGAACTTGAAAGAGTTCTATGCGGAGTACAAGGGAATGGAGTTCAAGGTTTACAGTGCGTCACCGATGGTTACTGACAATAGGCGTGTATTGCTGAAATGCCGTGCGGGAGCATAGTGTCACAATCTGACACAGGAGGCGGTGGAATGAAAATTGAAATGGAGTTCGACGGGCTTGAGGAACTTGTCAAGGCGTTTGAAAAGGCAGCGAGTGACGATGCAATCAAAGCGACAAATAAAAAGATTGTGGAGAGGGTACAGCCCATAGTCAAGAGAATAATGTCGGGGAAAATGCCAAAGTCTGCGGACATATCAAAAAGCGGTCGGGGATTTGGTACAAAATCCCATGTATCAGCACACGCAGCGGATAGCATACCGTTAGAAAAAGTCAGATACAAGGGAACGTCTGCATCGGCAGAAGTCGGATGGACGTTAAAAGACCACAGCGATTATTTTTATGTAAAATTCATTAACTGGGGAACGATTTACAGACCGCCTCAAGAATTTATCTATGCAACGGGGCGGGAGGCAGACAGCGAATTGCAGAAAATCGCTGAACAGGAATATCAATCATTTTTAGACAGCACAGTGAGGTGATAAGCATGGGTAAAAGTCCGGACATCATCAAGGACACATCAGAGACCCTCAAGCCCGTCAGTGGGCGGGGAATCACGGTGATGCCGGGATGGTATGACAAAGACATCAAGGCGTGTCATGTGACCTTGTGGGATTTGGGGGAAACGGATGATAATTTCTCCGACGATGACGCAGAGGGCGTGACGTTATCCGTGCAGGTCACAATCTTTTCACAGGAGGACGAGATCAAACTGGCAAGGGAAATCAAGAGCCTCATGAAAGCGGACGGATTCTCTTTCGAGGGCAGGAACGGCGACGATTACGAGCCGGAGGATGGAATCTATATGAAAGCACAGAGATTTTCAAAATTTTATGAAAGCGAGGAATGAGCATGAGCGAAAAAGTAACACAGGTAAGCGAGACGAAACAGCAGATTGTCCGGAGCAGAACCTGCGGTTGTAAGGATTTATATGCTGCACTGGTTTTGCAGAACACGGCGACGCAGTATGTGGCAGGAGAGCCGAGGAAACTGTCAAGGATGGTGAAAGTCAAGATTGACGAGAAATGGAGTTCTGAAAAGGTTTACTCCGATGACGAGACGGAGGAGGTCATCTCGGCGTATGAGGGAACGGACGTGGAACTGGAAGTCAATGCGCTTGCACCGCAGGACAGGGCGTTCATATTCGGGCAGCGGTATGAAAACGGCTATCTTGTAAAGACATCCAATGACGAAGCGCCGGAGGTGGCGATCGGTTGGAGGGAAAGAAAGCTGAATGGGAAGTATGAGTTCAAGTGGCTTTTTGTCGGGAAGTTTGCGGAGGGCATCAGCGACGAGGCAAATACCAAAGAGGGAAAACTGTCTCCGACCACAAAGAGCATCAAGGGGTCATTCTATGAGCGAAGCCTTGATAACCAGTATGAGATTTCCGTCGATGAATCGAACCTCATTGACGAGTACACAGACGCAAAGGCAGCACTTGAGAACTGGTTTTCTATGGTGCAGGAATTTCCGAACACGGTTGAGAATACCGGAGGCAGCACCGAGAACGGAGCGGGAGACGGCGTCACCGAGTAACAGCAAAAAAGAAACCATATAACAGGAGGAAAAATCAATGCAGAGAAAAATTATTATCAGCAATAAAGAATATACAATGCCGAAAATGTCAATCGACACATACATGGATTATCTGGAATTGTCGGAGCAGATTGACACAAAGACGAGGTACACAAAGCAGGACATTGAGGCGATGACGATGTTCGTGTGCAAAGTGTACGGAGACCAGTTCACCGTCGAGGAACTCAAGGACGTGGAAAAAGGTCTTGATGCTGCGGGAATCATTATGGAGTTCCAGTTTATTGACGTGAGCGTCGGTGAGGAACTTGCCCGCAGGATGGAGAAAATACAGAAAAATTTTCAGAGTGGCAAGTGATTCCGGAAATAGAAATCACTTGCAGGGGAGGAACGGTTTTTATAAATTCCGTAACGGTTGAGCAGTACAAGAAATATGTGAGCCTCATGGAAAAGAACGGGTCGGACAGGATAACGGATGCGATGTTTTTCAACAAGAAAATCATTCAAGAGATTTTCGGAAATAGGATGTCTCTTGCAGAACTAGGAGGGGCAGAGGTCGTCGAATTTCTGACAGCAGCAAAGGGAATCCATTTCATCATGCAGAATGTCATTTCTGAAAAGCTGCTGAACATTGTCGAGGTTGAACCAGTTGAGCAGGAGACATCGGCGTTCGACGAATACGACCTAGAAAACGGCTATGAGGAGGATGCGGAGATAGAGGAGAACCCGTGGAAAGCGTGTGGGGAGATTCTCGACAGGGTCATCAAAATAGCAATCCGGTTATTAAAAAACTCATATAGCCAATGTATGAGGGAGGACATACTTTCCCTTTTGGAGTATTTAAAATTTGAATTAGATACAGTAAATGAAAATCAATAAATACGGCATCAGACAGGACGCAGGGAGGAGGTGAGAGCGTGGCACATGCAAGCGTCAAACTTACTGCAAATGCAAGTGATTACCATACACAGATGAAGTCGGCAGCAGCGCAGATGAAAGAACTGTCTAGTGAGTATTCCCTTGCAGCGACAAGGGCAAGGCTGACAGGTTCGGCAATGGACGCACTCAAGGCGAAAGCGGAATCCCTCACGCAAAAGGTCACTGTACAGAAAAACATCGTGCAGATGAACAGGGAGCAGCAGGAACGTCTCACGGAGCAGTTGGGAAAGCAAAAGACAAAGCAGGAGGAACTCAAATCAAAAGTCGAGGATGCAAAGAAAGCGTATGAGGATGAAAAAAGGGCTACTGGGGAAGATTCAGACGCAACGAAAGCCTTGAAAGGGGAACTTGACAAACTTGAGCAGGAGTTCAAAGAAAATGAAACTGCAATAGGGAGGACGGAAACGGCTCTTTCGAGGCAGACCGTAAGCACGAACAGGGCAGAAACCTCCCTCATGGAAATGGAGGCAGAACTTGAGGATGTAAACAGGGAATTAAAGAACCATAAACTCAATGTGTTCGCTGATGCCTGTAATAAGGCAGGTCAGAAGATAGAACAATTTGGGAAAAGGATGACAATTGTTTCTACGGGGATTGCTACATTTGCGACAGCATCGGCAAAGATGGCGGTCGATTTTGAGGATTCCGTTGCCAAAGTGTCGACCATCATGGACAAGGGTGTGATGTCTGTTGATGAAATGGAGGACGCAATCATCGGTCTTTCGAATGGGACAGGGATTGCTGCCGGAGACATCGCGGATAATGTGTATAATGCCATCAGCGCAGGGCAGGACACAGAGGATGCGGTGAATTTTGTGAGGAAATCGACGAAACTTGCGACGGCGGGTTTTGCGGATTCCGGAGACACGCTTGACATCCTGACAACGATTTTAAATGCGTATGGGCTTGAGGCAGGAAAGGTCACGGAAGTATCTGATATGCTAATCCAAACGCAGAATTTAGGCAAGACGACGGTTTCAGAGCTGTCGTCCGCTATGGGTAAAGTGATCCCGACCGCAAATGCAAATGGGGTTGCCCTTGACCAGCTGTGCGCCGGATATGCGATCATGACGGCAAACGGTGTCGCCACAGCAGAAACAACCACCTATATGAACTCAATGCTCAATGAGTTGGGAAAGACGGGCAGCACGACAGATTTAATTTTGCGGGAGAAGACTGGAAAATCTTTCAGCGAGCTTATGCAGAGTGGTTCGAGCCTTGCGGATGTACTGCAGATCATAGACGAGGCAGCAAAAGAAGAAAATCTTACAATGAGCGATATGTTTTCCTCGGCAGAGGGTGCAAAGGCAGGATTGATTTTACTGGGTGACAGTGCGGATTCTTTCAACGGAACACTGGAAGAAATGAGGCAGTCAACAGGAGCAACGGACACGGCGTTTGAGAAGATGCAGACGACCTCTTATGACATAAAGGTCGCAATGAATGAATTGAAAAATACCGTGTTACAGTTCGGACAGACAATCATGTCATCCGCTGCACCGTTAGTCGAACAGTTTACGGAAAAGGTACATACATTATGCGAATGGTTTGGCTCGCTTGACGAGGGGCAGCAGCAGTCCATACTTAAAATAGGTTTATTCACGGCAGCAGTAGGACCCGCTGCAATCGGGATTGGCAAGTTTGCACAAGGGATTTCTACAACGATTAAGACGGGGCAGCAGTTAGTTTCCGGTATTTCATCCATCATTGCAAAGATTACGGCAAAAACGGCAGCAACGGCAGCAGGAACGGCTGCGGATGCAGCGGGAACGGCAGCAGAGGCAGCACACACGGCAGCAACGGCAACGGCGACGGGAGTGACGGGAGGGATGACGGTTGCACAGACCGCCCTCAATGCAGTCATGAACTTGTGTCCGATCATTTTGATTGTGACATTGATTGCCGGATTGATTGCTGCAGGAATTGCTTTATATAAAAACTGGGATAAGGTAAAGGAAAAACTGGCGGAATTTTGGGCGAAGATTAAAGAAGTCTTCAACAAAATAAAAGAAGCTATTACAGAGGCGTTTTCCAAGGCAAAGGAGGCGGTGGCTAACAAAGTAAACGAGATAAAGGAAGCGGTCTTAAACACTCCGGTCGGACAAGCAGCATCAAAAGTGTTTAACGGCGTAAAAAATGCAGCATCAAAAGTGATGACGGCAGTAAAAGACACTGTCACTGAAAAATTAAATAACATAAAATCCGCATACGAGGAAAACGGAGGCGGTATCAAAGGTGTTGTGGCAGCAGGATGGGAAGGAATCAAAGGGTGTTATACGGCTGGATTTACTTTCGTGGATAATCTGACAGGTGGCAAACTTTCCGAGATAAAAAACAAAATCAAGAACGGGCTGCAAAATGCAAGGGATACGGTCGCAAATGTGTTTGAGACAATAAAGAATGTCATTACAGTGGCACTCATGGCAATAAAAGAAATCATTCATGCAGCAGTGACGATCATCACATTACCGTTCCGGTTCATTTGGGAGAACTGTAAGGAGATTGTTATTGGGGTATGGGAAGTTATTCGGGAAAAGGTCGCAACTGCCATAGAGACAGTCCGGGACACCATATCACGAATCATGACAGGCATTAAAACGGTGATGGTGGGTGTATGGGATTCCATCAAAAATAAAGTCGAGACGGTGCTCGAGTCATTAAAGATGGTCATAAATACAGTATTTGATTTTTTTTATTCAAGGATTGAATTTGTGCTGCAATCTATTTTGACAGTCATAACAACAATATGGACAACGGTCAAAACTAATGTGGAAACAATTCTTTCAGGAATACGTGAGGTCATTGAGACCACATGGGTGACGGTTAAAACTAATGTGACAGCGGTGGTCAATGCAATTAAAACGGTGTTGACAACAATATGGACGGCAATAAAAACCAAGATTACAACAATAGTTAATGCGATAAAATCAACCATAACAACTGTCTGGAATGTAATCAGAAGCAAGATTTCGTCTGTACTCAATGCGATAAGTACGATAGTAACCAATATTTTCAATGCAATACACAGTAAGACGGAGGCAGTGTGGAATGCAATCAAGACAGCAATCAACACGGCGATCAATACGGCAAAGACGACGGTATCAACAGCAGTGAACACCATCAAAAGTACAGTGAGCAATGTATTTAATTCCTTAAAGTCGACCGTTACAAATATATGGAATGGTATCAAATCGGCAATAGAAACGCCAATAAATAAAGCAAAAACGGCGGTTCAGAACGCCATTGATGCTATAAAAAAAGCGTTTGATTTTGAGTGGTCATTACCAGACATAAAACTTCCCCATTTTAAAATAGAAGGGAAATTTAGTCTTAATCCCCCGTCAATTCCATCATTCGGTGTTGAGTGGTACAGAACAGGCGGTATCATGACAAAACCGACCGTGTTCGGGCTGAACGGCACGAGGTTAATGGCAGGAGGAGAGGCAGGAGCGGAGGCAATTCTTCCACTTTCGGAGTTTTATGGAAAGCTGAACAGGATGTTGGAGGACAAGCTGTTAAGCATAGAGACAGGAAAGGGTACGATAAATGTAAGACTGGATCAAGAAAAAGTCATTGAGAAATTAGGGGAAATTGAAGAGAAGTTGGAAAAGCTGAACATAAAAGAGGTTATCAAGATAGTGCCGGATGACAGGAAACTATTCAAGATAGTTAGGAATGAAGCTGAAAAAGAAAAAGAAGCAACCGGAAAAGGGTTTCAGAAAGGATAGAAATGAGCAATTATAAGGGATACAGGGTAAGGATAAACGGAAAAACCTTTCCGAACAATATGATTGCAGCAGGGTCGTATAAATCGATCCCGGATAAAAAAAGGGTAGCGTCGGAAATCAAGGATGCGAACGGGAGGACGCATAAAACATATTATCCAAGCAGGGGTGCGGAGGTGTCCTTCAAGATAAGGAAGAGGACATTAGAGGTGCAGGAACAAATAAAGGATTTTTTCAGCAATGACGGGATATATGATTTAGTATATTGGGACGACAAGGCAATGGAGTACAAAACGGGGGATTTCGAGCTTAACGATATTGAGTACCAACACAGGAATACAAGGGCGGGATCAATACTGTATGAAGAAACACAGATAAAGTTTGAGAGGGTGTAGGATGATAAAAACAAGCGTAAAACTAAGGGAACTATTCAAGTATGGAGGCAACGGAAAATCATTCAATAACGTAAAGATCGTGGTAGAAAATGGAGAAACGATAGGGAATGACAGAATAGTGGAAGAGTCGTTGAAAATGACGGAGAGAATGTGCAGCGGGGACACGCTGAAATTCGGAGTCTGCGAAGCAAAAACGCTTGAGGTCGAGTGCATTAACATAGGTAACCTGCGGGGCAAAAAAATCAATGTCAGGGTGGAGACGGTTGAGGGTGGGAAAAAAGTAGGGGAAATATCCTATGGGGATTTTACGGTAAAATCCTGTAAGAAAGAAGCCATGAGCGGGAGAAGAAAAATCATTGCATATGATGCAATGAAAAGTTCGACACTGGATGCGGACTTGTCGGATATAGTGAATGATGGTTTGGGGGAAAGAGGGAAAAGCATCTATCAAATCATGAAGGACATGCTCGGGAAATATGGCATAGACAGAAAGGAAATGGAGAGTGAGAAGATTGAATGGATAACAAATACTACAGGAGAAAACTCTGACAGTTCGTCAACAAGCCAATATTATGCATACGTTTATTCAAGATATCTTAGGGGAAACTTTGACCCGGAGGAATACTATATGTTTGACATCCCGGGACGGTTACAGGAAGAAAGGCGTTCCGTGATTGATTCCTATTTAAAGAGTGCGGATTTATCTTTTGAAGGTTCTGCAGCATTCTGGCTTGGGCAGCTATGTTACCTAAGGACGATAGATGTATCAGGCACGGAACGGAATTATTTAAATGGTATAGAAGTGAGCACGGAACATACAGACATAGAAAGTGCAACTATCTTTGTGGCAGAAAAGGTGGAGATAAGGTACGGAACCGAGAAGAGCTATTCCGTGATAAAACGGTTTGAATTTGGCTGCACAGATGTACTTGAGACTGCAAAGATCTATAGGAAAAAGCTTTCAGAAATGGAGAAAACAAGGCTGAACAGGGCAGTAGAAAAGGCGACCTTGAGGAATATTCTTGAATCAATATATGAACTGAAAGCAGAGTTTGGGAGGATGAACAGGACGACCGGATTATTAGAGTCCGTGAGGATGAACGGCGGGGGATTGCATCCGCGGGAATCCCTGCTGCCATCCCGGAACCTATATCCAAGCGGTGGCAGCAGTGCAGCAAGGGAAATGGTTGAGGAGGTATGGATTGATGAAAACGGTTCAGAAAAATTCGGAAAACTGAAAATAAACTATAAGGTTGCAGATGAAAAAGGAGATGCTGTAGATGCCGTTTTCGAGTATGAATTTGATCCAAGCTTAAAAGACCAATATGAAGTAAAGGATAACTGGATATTAAGCAACACAGTAATGTCAGAAGAACAGGTGGAAAAGATTGCTAAGGAAATGTCAGAAAACATGAAAGGGATTGAGATATATCCATTTTCAGCAACAATAAAAGGCATGCCATATCTTGAAGCAGGAGACATGATAGAAATTCCGGATGGTGATAAGGTGAAGAAAGTATATATGTTGGAACGGACCATATCGGGAATACATGGAATGACGGACAGCATATCAGCATTAGGAGGTGATCCATAAATGGAAAAGGCATATGAACGGCAGTATTTTTCAAATGACAGTACACCGGAGTTAAGTGGTGACAATATTAACAAAATAGACAGGGCGGTTGATGTATTAGACGACAGGATAATTGAAATACACATAAATGTTTCAGGTGTAATAGAGGAAGAAAAGATACGGGTAAAAAATGAGGAAAAACGGAAACAAGATGAAACGATCCGGCAGACGCAGGAGAAACAACGACAGCAGGACGAAACGGTCCGGCAGACGCAGGAGAAACAACGGCAGCAGGACGAAACGATCCGGCAGACGCAGGAGAAGCAACGGAAACAGGATGAAACGATCCGGCAGACGCAGGAGAAACAACGGCAGCAGGATGAAACAATCCGGCAGACGCAGGAGAAGCAACGGCAGCAGGACGAAACGATCCGGCAGACGCAGGAGAAGCAACGGCAGCAGGACGAAACGATCCGGCAGACGCAGGAGAAGCAACGGCAGCAGGATGAAACAGACCGTCAGATGCAAGAGGGAAAACGGCAGCAGGACACAGCAAAGGCAGTCAAGAGCGCGGAGGAAGCAACGGCAGCAGCCAAGGAAATGATTGGAAATCTATACAAGGGGCTGCCAAAGTTTCAAATAAATTTTGAAGATGGATGTTTGTATTATTGCGGGGCGACAAAGTTCACATTCCTGGTAAACAGAGAAACAGGAGATTTAGATTGGGGGTTAACGGCATAGATGGAAACAAATAACATAATGTCGGAAAGTGCGGGGAGGGTGTTGCTTATTTTTACAGGGGATTATTCCCCGTCAAGAGTATACAACCCAATGGATGTGGCATATTTTGACAACAGTTCATATGTGGCAAAGCAGGTAACGGTCGGGAATGAACCAGAGGAAAGTAACGAATATTGGCAGATACTGGCAAAGGGATTTGTAGGTGGGGATGTGTCAGACACAGTGGCAGAATTTAGTGAGCCGGAGGAGAGGACGGACATAAAGAGCGGGGAGTGTGTTGGGATATTGTTCGGAAAGATTAAAAAGTGGTTTTCCGACTTAAAAGCGGTTGCGTTCTCGGGCAGCTTTAACGACCTGTCCGACAAGCCCACGGCAGATACGCTTGGGGCTGTAAAGAAAGATGGGGATACGATGACGGGAGGGTTAACAACCACAAGCCTAAAGACAAATACAATAAGTCCTTTTGGCACTCCTATGGGATCAAACCCCATTATCTTAAAAAGCGACAAGGGGAATCCAGCCAAGGTAGAAAAAGCGCATGGTCTTGAATATAGTATATCGGGAATCCTTGCAGAATCGGATATATTAACGACAGAAGAGCAGATCGATGCCAATACAAGTGAAAAAATGGTTGCAGGGGCAACTGCCATCAAGTCGCTAAAGATTAATTTAGCGAATAGTATTAGTCAGATAAATAGCAATTTAAACAGCCTGAATACTCCTTATGACATCCGTTTTGAGACGGGCGGTGGCATCCATGGATTGCAGCACATTGTAGGAACTACGGAATACATAAAAGAA